TACAAGGAGCTCAACAAACCGCGGCTCAAGGGCCAAACATAGATGCTTTCTTAAATCCGTTTCAATCTTATGTGGTCGATGAGATCAACAGACAATCTGAAATAGCAAAAGGTAATTTAGCATCTAATGCTATTCAAAGTGGTGCCTTTGGTGGGGGACGAGAAGGAGTGGCTCAAGGTGAATTAGAAAGAGCAAGACTTGCAAAAGTGGGAGAAGCACAGGCGTTAGGTTTTGATAGAGCAGCTTCATTAGCACAAACCCAACAAGGACAACAAGTACAAGCACAAATGCAAGCTGGTCAACAATTAGGTACACTAGGTCAAGTACAGCAGAAACAATCACAGGCAGATATAGGACAAGCTGCTCAGTTAGGTGGTCTACAAAGACAAGTACAACAACAAGCATTACAGGCACAAAGACAAACAGAGATTGCAAGAGCGTATGAACCTTTTCAAAGAGCAGAATTTCAAAAAGGCATTATGACTACTCTACCTACAGCTGCTTCACAGATTACCGCAGGAACTGGTCCTGGTGTTAATCCATTTGCTCAGGCGGCTCAAGCAGGTTTAGGTGCATATGCTACTTATAATTTAGTTGGCCCAGGTGGAGCCGCAGGAGGATCAGGTAAGTAATGGCAAATGGGATTTTAGACTTAAACACTGATGAAAACCAACAGGATGATAATTTATTTTTATCTGCACCAGAACAAAGAGGATTAGAGGCAGCAACTTATGCTACCGCTATTGGTCAGGCTCCTGCTACAGGAAGTATCTTTGGTGATATTTTTAGTACACTAGCTCAAACAGGACCAGCCGCTTTATCTACTTTTAAAGAAAGACAAAGTATAAAAGAAAAAGAAGCTGAGTATAAAAGTAAATTAAATACAAATTTAGCAGCTAAGATAAAAGGACAATTTGTTTACGATACACAACATAGAAACCCCCCAACTTTAGACAAGAATGGTAACCAAGTAGAGCAGCCTCCTGGTGCTAATGTTTATGTACTAAATACTGAATTAGCAAAGTATCAAGGAACTGATCGGTATCAACCAAAAAAAACTGAACCAACAGCATTAAATATAACAAAATATGTTATAACTGAAAGAAGACCTAAAGAAGGAGGAGGTTTTACTTATGTTAAAGATGTATTAAAAAGACCTTATGAAGATTACGCTAAAGCAAGAGTACAAGCTGAAAATAATCCAGATATTGAAGTTACTTTATATGAAGAACCAAAAAATTATTATGATACAAAAACAAATACGACTGTTTCAATGACTCCTTTAAAAGCAGCACAGGCAAATGAAAATGAAAAAAATAGATATTTATATAAACCTCCAGAGCAAATTGCCGCAGAAACAACTTTAAATTTAGCTAGAGATAAAGAATTAATTGCTGGTCAAGATAAAATAAGAAAAGAATATTATTCAGCTTCAGAATTAGCAGATGTTTATATGAATATTGTAGATGATCTTCAAGAAATAGAAGCAAACGGTTCAGGTGTTGGTACTGGTACTATAGGTAATTTTATAATTACTCTTGATAATATTTCAGGAGGTGTTAATGAAGTATTTAAATCTATAAGTTCTAAAGATGATAATTTTGATGCTAACTACGAAGAAGCTGCTATAGCAGTAGAAGATTTAATTAAAAATGAAAAAGGTACAAATAATAGTATTGCCCAATACCTTAGTGTGAGCGAAAAAGATACTAATATGGCACAAAGATCACAAACCGTAAAATCTATGCTTACTCAATTCGTTTATGCTGTAGCTAAATCAAGAGAATCAGGAGGTAAGTTTTCTGTGTCTGATATTGATTTTGCTTTTATGTCTGCTGGACAGGGTGGTAATCCTCAAAATATATTAAGAGGTATGTCAGCAGTTATTAAACCCATATTAAAAAATAAAATAAAATTAGCAAAAGCTTATTTTAAAAATAAAGATAACACTACTATGACAGACTTACAATTGTGGCAACATGAAAATTTAGGACAAGCACAAAATGTGCTTAGAGTTTATTATGGTTTAAGTGGTAGATTAATACCAGAAGAATGGAACGCTTTTGATAATGATCCTGATGGTGCTTTTAAAGACTCATCAAAAGATGCTAAAATAAAAAGACTAAATCAATTTGAAAAAATGAAAAAGAAAATGTTTGATAATAGACCAAAAAAAAATAAAAAAGATGCTCAATGACAGATTTTAAAAACATTGAAAATATAGATGAATTTTTTGACGAATGGCAAAAAAATACAGGAACTTCTTATATTGATGATTTAAAAGAAAGTGGTCAAGCACCTGAAGATGCAACTATTGAAGACGCAAAGGATTTAGCAACAAAAAGCTATTATGATGAGTTAACTTCTGGTATGGAAGCTGCTGAAATTACTCCCCCACCTTATTTACAGTTTTATAAAAAATTTAACCCTACTGGTCAGTATGCAGATGTTAAAAATTACAGAAGATATAATAAAAACAACAAAGAAATAGAAGCTTTATCGGATGGTGAGGTTGCTAATAAGGTATTCGATGTTTTTAAAAATGAGTTTGGTATTAACAATATGCCAGCTTTTGAACCTTGGATTAATGATTGGGCTCCTAAATATGGTGTAAATATTCAATTGGGTGGTGAAAAAAAAGTTCCTTACTCTAAAAAAGATCTTATAAAATTAAGTGGTTCTGACGTAGAAGGTGTTCCTGTAGGTATGATGAGATTAGCTGAAAGTTTAGCTTTTGATAAAGAAGCGGCTGCAAAACAAATGAAAATAATTGCGGGTAAAACATTTAATGTGTCTCCTGAAGAAATTGACTTTAGAGAAAATCCGAAAAGTGGTGCTTTAGAGTTTTTAAATCCAGAAACAAAAAAATATCAAGTTGTAAATGCTCCTAATTTAACTTTTAGTGATATTACTTCACTTAGTGGAGATCTTATGGTTGCAATACCTGAAGTAATAGGGGGTATTTATGGAAGAGCAGCAAGTATTTTAAACCCACAGCTTTTTAAAGGGCCAAAAAGATTTGATTATTTACAAAAAATAATGGGAGACAGAGGTATAACTTTACCAATAGGAACAGCTATAGGTTCTTTTAGTGCGGCAAGTATAGGAGAATTAATGAGAGTTCAACTTGGTAATATAATTTTTAAAGGTATGAACCCAAGTATTACAGACGGTGAAGTTTTAAAACAAGCTTCACAAGCAGGTTACGTAAATGCAATATTTACACAAGGAGGTTTGGTTGCTGCTAATACTTTTAAATTTTTACGAAAAGGTTTAACTTTTGGAAAAACAAGATTTAATGATATTGATTTTAAAGATTTTAATTTAAACACTGAAGAAGCCGCTGATGTAGCAATGGACATGAATAGAAAAATGGACGAAGTGGGTATTACTAAAAAAGTTCAATTTAATTTAGCTGAAGCCTCAGATGATTTAAAATTAAAACAAGCACTCGCTGCTTTAGAAAAAGATCCTAGTATTGGTTTAGATGGTTCTATAAAAAAAATGACAAAAGAAAATGCTGAAGCTTTTATAGAGTTTTATAAAGGCACTGGCAAAGTAAAATATAGTGATTTAATAAAAGATGATGATATATCAGAAAGAAAAGTTGGAGAGCTTATTCAAGCTGCATTAGAGAAAGGTAAATCAGGACAATTAAAAATACAAAAAGATTTATTAAATTCTTCAAAAGCAAATTTAGATAAAAGATTTGAAAGAATGGGAAAAACTGATGTTAAGAAAGTTGATATTAATTATGATAAGAAAAAAAAGAAATCTATTTTTACAGATACAGAAGATGAAATTATTTCCTTTAATCAACAATCAGGTTCTTTTATAAGATCTGCTATTGGTGATGTAATGCAAGAGACTCGTGATAAATACACTAAAAAATTTGCTAAATATGGAGATCTTTATGGCGAAACACCTATTGATTTAACACCTTTAAAAGAATCTTTAGCAAAATTTGATAAAAGAAAAGCACAAACATTATTTAAAAATTATACGAATATAAGAGAATTACTAGACTCTGATTTATTAGAAAATAGTGACGTATCTATGAAATTTATGATGAACACTTTAAGTGATTTAAAATCTTTTCAAAGAGCTGTAGACCAAGGTTTTCCAGGAACAGAAGGAGTACAACTTGCACAGGTAAAACAGTTAATAGGAGCTGTTGATAAATCTATGAAAAAATCTTTAGGTGAAAGTAGTAATGCTTATACAGGTTATAAAAATTTAATTTCAGATTATTCAGAAGAAATGAAAAATACATCAGGAGCACTAAGAAAAGTTGTACAAATAAAAAATGGTGTTCCTGTAATACAAAATGAAGATGTTTTTCAACAAACTTACAAAGCTACACTGCCTGGAAAAGAAACTAGAATAGACCAAATGTATGAAATAATGAAGAACAGACCTAGAGTTTTAACAAATTTTAAACAAAATATATTAAAAGATTATAAAGAACAAGTTTACAAAAACGGTAAATTTAATTTAGAAAGACACAATGCTTACATATCTGACGAAAATTATGGGTATGCCTTAAAAAAAGTTTTTGGCTCAAACGATTTTGGTAAAATTTCTAAAGTTGGTGGTTTAATTAAAAATGTAGATAATTTAGTAAAAAGACAAGATGCTTTAGTAGAACAATTAAAAAAAACTACTAATGGTTTAATAGAAACAAATAACCCTGCAAAAGTTTTTCAACAAGTATATAATGTAGAAAACCCTGAATTACTTAAAGACGTTGTAAAAATTTTAAAAAAAGACCCTAGTCAATTAAATGCTTTAAAAAGAGTTGTTATGGATGATGTTTTAGCTAAAACTACTACACCTGATGGTTTTTTTGATGCAAGTTCTTTTAAAGCTTATTTTAGTAAACGTCCTAAATCTCAAGGCAAACTGTTTGATATAGTATTTGGTGATGATAAACAATATATAAATAACATACAAACTTTAAGAAAAGCTCTTGAAATAACAACAAGAAAAAGTGGAGCACGGGATGTAACCGTAGTTGAAAATTATTTAAATCACTTAATAAGGTCAAGAGTTGGGGTATTTACTCCAGAAGGTCGTGCTTTGACTGCAATTACAGCTGTAAGTCAAAATATGTATAAAAGAAGATTAGCTTCTATTTTAGCTGATCCAGAAAAAGTCAATAAATTAGCCGCTGCTGAAAAAATGAAAATACCTAAAGAAGTATCTAAAAGAGGTTTTGATGCCGTAGAAAAATTTACTCAAGGTCAACCTTATACTCAAATTTTAACAGATGTGTTTGGTTATAGATCAGGAACTTATCAAGCTACAGGAGCTGCTCCTGCTCCAACTGAAATAGAAGTTGAAAAAGAATTAATAGAAAGTAGGCCTTTAGTACCAGATATTAGTTCTATAAAAGCTCCAACTGAATTAAATAATAATATTTTTTCAGATGTTTCTGAAACAGATCAACCACAACAAGTAGCTCAAGCAGAAATGCCTGTACCTGAACCAGTATCATCAGGTATCGGAGCATTGAACCCTCAAGCACAAGCTCAAAACTATGCTGGATTATTTCCAGATGATGATTTAGGTCAAGCTATCGCAAACAGAGGACCTCAAGTTGGATAACATGATGTTATGGAATATATTGTTAACCATACTGTTATCCGCAGTTGGTTGGGCATTCAATAGAATGTTTCATGAAGTAAAAAGATTACAAATACTACTCAATAAAACCAGGGAAGAGTACCTGCCTCGTGGTGACGCACAATCACAGACAAATCAAATACTCTCACATCTTCGTAGATTAGAAGATAAACTTGATCGTTTTATTGAGAAGTCAAATGGTTGAGCCAGTCAGTGCGGTCCTCACAGGAATAGCTTTAGTTACCAAAAGTGTTGAGTTTGTTAAAAAAAATATTAGTACTTGCCAAGATATTGGTGATTTAATTGGTCATGTAGAAAATGCCTTTGAAGGACAGAAAAAGGTTTTAAAAGATAGGGAGAAATCAGGAGCCGACCCCTTCTCAACAAAAGAAGTAGCGAAAGAAATTATTGACGCTAAATTAGCTCAAGAACAATTATATGTTATGAAGCAATTAATTGACGCTCGCTTTGGACATGGTACTTGGTCTTATATATTAGAAGAAAGAAAAAAGCGAATAGACAGAAGAAAACAAGCAATCAAAGAAGCACGGGCCAAGGCTCATAAGAAACAGCAAGAAATTATGGAGTATGTTAAGTGGGGTTTTATTGCTATAGCAACGATAGCTTTTATAGGAGTATCAGTAGGAGTTACTTTAAAGTTCTTTGTTACATTAAGTTCTCCTGTATATGCTCACGAAGTAGAATATGATGACGGAAGTTGTCTCCTTTATCGTCCGAAATACTATCTTATGTGTGTAAATGAATCAAGAGAATTAGCTGATACGCAAGTATATTTAGACTATTTAAAAAACCGTAGTGAGTGGCTTGAGGTAGAGGAGTAAACATAGTATACTATATTAATAAATCCGTTTAACTCATATGAGTCGGAAGTAGGTTTAAACCGAAGAAACGCATTATCTTGAAGGAGGTGATGTGTATGAATAAAATGGCTTTATGGTATTATAAGAAAGAGTTGCAACAAATTAAAAAAAATAAAATAATTAATTATTTAAAAGGAGAAAAACATGTTTCCAAAAACTAAAGGAGCTTATAAGATTAAATCTGGTGATACTTTATCTGGTATTGCTAAGAGAAGAGGTACTACAGTAGCTAAAATAATGTCTATGAACCCTGGTATTAAAGACAAAAATAAAATTAGAGCTGGTGCAGGATTAAAATTACCAATGAAACCAATTAAATCTACAGCAGCAGATAAAAGCAAAGCAGAAAGAGGTAGAAGAGATTTTAAAAAATTAATACCAAAGAAAAGCAATAAATCTCCAATGATGGGAGCTGGTATGGGTGCTAGAAGAGGCACAATGGTTAAAGCAGCTGGCGGTAAGATGGCTAAAGGTTATTCTAAAGGCGGAGCTAAAATGATGAAAGCTATGGGCGGTAAAATGGCTAAAGGTTATTCTAAAGGCGGAGCTAAAATTAACCTTACTGCTATAAGAAGAGCAGCTGGCGGTATGGGTTACAAGCTTACAAAGAAATAACTTGATAAATATGTTTCCTATACTTATAGTAAAGTATGGGAAATTTAATATCAAACATTCCATACTTTAAAGTATGGGTACGTAGAGAGTTTACAACAAACCATAGAGCTTATCATGGTGACTATCTACATGCTTTAGTGGTAGCTGTTACAACTATTCCAGATAGATGTCTATCCTTCCAAGTCATCTTTACTGGGTGTGAAGATGAAGACAATCGTTTGGAAAATCCTCACGGTGGGGCAATGTGGGCAAGACTCCCTATTACGTCTCTAGTATATGACGACCCACTGGATGAATGGCCTAACCCTATGCCAACTCATTTAGCTCAACCGTGGGATTGTTCTAGTAGAGATCATTCCATTATAAATATTAACAGAGCTAGTTCTAGTCCTTGGTTATGTAAAGTAGGTGGAGAGTTTTATACAGGTAAGTATCATTTTACTGTTGATTATACAGGTAATGAGATAGCTGATGATCCAGCTCAACATAAGCAAAGTCATTTATTACATTTAACTAATGGTCCTTACAAAGGTTGCATGGTTGCTTTACCTAATAATAGAGTAAGAGTAACTTCTCCAGCTATGTGGGTAACTGGTGANGGAGCACCAGATTTTATACCTAGTCAATATACACATAGTGCNGAAGAACACGATAGCTATATGGATTGGGAACAAACCTTTGATAATTTGTATGCAGATAAAAAGAAAAAATAAAGGTTTTGTAATATCTGACTTTAGTATTGTACAAAAATATAAGTATAAAAGTTATTCTAGAAACGATGAAGAGGTAAGAACTTACAATGTAAATGGAAAAAAGCATCCGTCTGTTACTACTATTTTATCAGCAACACAAAGTAAAGAAAAAATGAAGTCGTTAGAGCAATGGCGTAAAAGAGTTGGACAGGAACAAGCTACACGGATCACGGTAAATGCAGCCAGACGAGGAACTGAGATGCACTTAGTTTTAGAAAAGTATTGTCAAGCTAAACCTTATTTAAATATTACAGCACAAGGTAATCAGTCAAGATTAATGGCTCATAGGATTGTAGAAAACTTAGGTAAATTAAAAGAAGTATGGGGCAGTGAAGTAAATTTAATGTACGAAGATTATTGTCCTTCCTTATACCCAGATCCTAAAAAAATGGCTTGGGCTGGTATGACTGATTTAGTAGGGTTGTATGATGATAAACCTACTATTATAGATTTTAAACAATCTAATAAATTAAAAAGAGAAGATTGGATTGAGGATTATTATTATCAAATTGCAGCATATTCTATTGCTCATAAGGCGTACTATGGTGAGATAACACAAGGTTTAATTTGTATTTGTACAAAAGATTTTGTGTACCAACAATTTATAATGGATGAAAAAAAATTATTAGAGTACGAAAATAAATGGTTTGATAGAGCTTATGAGTACTATAAAAAGTTAAGTACCTCTTCTCCTAAAGTTTGAGCAGACATTTTCTTTTTTTCATTTAATGCTTTTATTATAAACTCATCTATAGTTCCTTTAGTAACTAAGTCAATATAAGTAACACTATTTTTTTGACCATGTCTATGTGCTCGATCCTCGGACTGCTCTCTTAACGTCAAGTCATAACTATTACTAAAATAAATTACTGTAGTGGCTGCTGTAAGATTTAAACCATATCCTCCTGTAGATGGATTACCAACAAAAAATCTTGTTTTAGAATCATTCTGAAAAGACTCTACTGCTTGGTCTCTATCTTTAACATTAACAGCTCCGTAAATAGCTACTGTTTTATCTAAAGGATATTTCTTTCTAAGAACTTGTATTATCTGTTCTAAATTATGTATATAGTTTGCCCATATAATAACCTTACCTTCAGCCTCATCTATAATATTACATAACTCAGCTATTTTAGGTGTATCAAATGATTCCTTTTGACCTTTATCCGAAACAAAAAAACCACAAGTAACTTGATGCAATCTTAAAAGCTCTGTTAATTTATTTGTATAACTTGCTTCTTTATCTTGAAAAATAGCTCTGGCATATTTCTTCAAACTTGTATAACACTCTAATTGTTCTTTAGACATACCTAATAATCTTTTAGAGAAAACTTTTGGTGGTAAATCAAAACAATCTTCTTTTTTTACTCTTGATGAAAAACTTTTTATCTTACCTTCTAATTCTGATAAATTTGTAAAATACATAGGTATCATAATTTGTCTATTACCTTCATTACTTAAAGGTCTCATTGCACAATACCTTGCACGAAAAGCATAATAACTTTTATAACCTAATAAACCAGGTTTTAAAAATTCACATTGACTATATAAATCTAAAGGGCTTTTTGTAGTAGGTGAACCAGTCATTCCTCTTTTATATTTTACTTTTAAACTAATCTTAATTATATTTTTTGTTCTTTTTGCTTTATGGTTTTTAATAGTAGTGCACTCATCTACCGCCATAAACATAGTATCTTTTTTACTATCTATAAGTTTTTTTGCAACTCTTACACCAGACACATGAGACAAAGCCTCTACGTTCATAATGTACCAATTTAATTTACCTTTTTCATAGTAATCAAAATTATCTTTTTTATATATGTGTGTTTTGTTTTGTGTAGAGCTGTGTATTTCAATTTCTTTCTTCCAATTGTGTGTAATACTATTTGGAACTATTATTAAAACTGTATCAACTTTTTTGTTATTATATAAATAAACAGCGTTATCAATTGCAACTTTAGTTTTACCTGTACCCATACCCATTAAGAACAAAAAGTATTCTTTTTCTGCACCTTTGATGAGTGCTTCTCTTTGATGTTCAAATGGTTTTGTTTTATAAATATGTGTCATTCCATAATTCTAGGATTTTTTTGTTGACAATGCAAGAATTAAAAATTAGGGTAAACAATTAACGGAGGTAAACATGAATCAAGAAGAAGTAAAACTAGAAGTAAATATTGGAGATGACGATTTAAAAGATTTAAAGTTTTTAATTGACTCAATGGTGAGAAATGAAAAAACTATTAAAGATTTAGAATCAGCTCTCTCTGAGTTGAAGCAACAACAGCGACAATTATCTGAAGTAGATGTACCCACTAAAATGAAAGATATGGGTATGCAAGAGTTTGTCACTGACAAAGGAGTAAAGGTCAAAGTCAAAAGTTTTTACACAGGCTACATACCTACATTAAAAGCAAGTTCTAGAAGTCCAGAATTAGCTGAACGTAGGGAAGCTTGTTTAAAGTATTTAAGTGAAAACGGACATGACTCCTTAATCAAGAACGAGTTGGCTATAACATTTTCTAAAGGTCAAGACAACGAAGCTAAAAGTGTCAAGGCTGAATTAGAAAATAAAGGCTACCCCGTAACATTAGATCCTTCAGTAAATGCAGCCACTTTGAAAGCACATATTAATGTGATTAAAAAAGATAATGGTGAGTTTGATGATGAATTATTTAATGTTTTTTATAAAACCGAAACTAAATTAACGAAAGGAAAGAATGATGAATAAAGTAGCAGTTAAACAAGAGAGTACTCCAGCTATAGATACAGATAGTTGGATTGAAGATGCTGGAATGGGTATTGAGTCAGCTTCGTCTGACGAATTTAAATTACCTTTAATTAAAATATTATATTCTAGTAATATGCCAGATATAGAAAACACTGTGCAAGGTACACCTGTAGCTGAGGGTTGTATTTTTAATCAAACAAGTGAGAAAGCTTATGATGGTAAACAAGGTTTTAGAGTTGTTCCTGTTTATTATAAAAGAAGTTTTAATGAATGGAAAGAAATGGAAGAAGGCAATAATAGACCTGTAGCCGTTCATAAGGATAAACCTGTTGGGTTAAGCAGAAGTGGTAACAAAGATGTATTACCTAATGGTAATTATGTCGAAGATACTGGTAACTGGTTTGTAATGGTCATTGACGATAACGATCATGTTATGGATCAAGGAATGATAACTATGAAATCTACTCAAAAGAAAAAGAGTAATGAATGGTTACAGAAATTGAAAAGTAATATTATAGTTAAAGATGGTAAGAGTTTAGTGCCACCTGGATATATGACTGTGTATAAATTAAATACACACAGACAAGAATCAGGTAAATATAAATTCTTTGGATGGCAAATTAAGTTTGAGAGTTATCTTAAAAAAGAAGAGACTATATCTCAAACAAAGTCTTTTGCACATTTAGCCAAGGACTTCAATCTTTACTATGAACCTGAATCACAAGATGGTTCTGCTTCTAGTACAACAGAGAAAAGTACCGATAAAGTTCCGTTCTAATGCAAGAACAATTGTTTAAACTTTTTGCTTCAGGCGAGAAGTCATTTGTAAAGCTTTCCCTTACGGGGGAAAGCGATACAAGTGGCAAGAAGGAAGCTAAATATATCACGATACACGAGCCAGTTACTTCTGGTATTTGGAAAGATCATCTTGATGGTAAGTATGGCATAGGTCTTAGACCAGAGTTTAGGGACGAGTGTACTTGGAGTTGTATAGATTTAGATCCTATTGATTACAAAAATTATTCTGCTCAAAAGTATGTAGATATTATTAATAAATATAATTTACCTTTTGTTCCTGTTTTATCTAAGTCTGGCGGTCTACACTTTTTTGTGTTTTTTACCGAAGCTATAAAGATAGACAAAGTAAAAGAAAAGTTACAAGAATTTAATGAACAATATTTTATGGCTAATGAAATTTACCCATGTAATAAAACCATAAACATGCCTTATTTTAACATGAACGCTACTATGGAATTTGCTTACAATAGTAATGGTACTCCAGTATTAGTTGGTCAATTTTTAGATATAGCTAAGAGCAAAGTAATTACACCAAAAGATTTTTTGAATTATAAAGTACAAGATCATGAAGTAGAAAGAGATTGGAAACACTATCCTCCTTGCGTACAAAAACTAGTACAAGATGGTTGGGCTGGTAAAAATAGACATCAGTATTTATATAACGTCACAGTTTTAGAGATTAAAAAAAGAGTTGGTATCAACTACGTTGATTTAGATGAAATCATGCAAGATAGAAATAGAACTATTTTTACTACACCTTTACCACCTACTGAAGTATCTCAAATAGCAAAAAGTGTTCACAAAGATGGTTATGGTTATCAATGTCCCCCAAAGCATACTGAGTACCAACCCATATGTAATATGGAGATGTGTAAGACTCGTAAACTTGGTAGAGGAGAAGAAACTCCAGCAATTATAGATAAGTTTACAAATATAACTTACGTTCAAGATACTAAAAATGTATGGTTTGAATTTGATTATGAAGGACATCACATTACTGTAACTCCAGATGATATGAAGGACGAAAAAAGTTGGAGAGTTAAATTATTAAGGTACAGAGTATTTTGGTTGACCTTACCCAAGAACAGAAAAGGACCAAGTATGTATGAACTTTTAATGAAAGCTATAGTAGAAAAATCAGTAGAAAGTACAGATCATAAGTATGAGGACAGTTTAGAAGAAGAAAGGTACGAAGTATTAAAGAAGTTTTTTGAAAGTCATATAGAACAAGATAGGTTTGAAAAACTTAAAGATGGTTATGTGGTTCTAGATAGTAATACAAATATATGTTACTTTAAGAAGATAACCCTAGCTAGTTTTTTACAGAAGAGTGGTACAAAAAGTTTTAGCAATCCTATGGCAGCATTAAATTTATTAGATTGTAAAAGAATTGATTACCATGAAGGTGAAAAAAACGTATGGACTGTAGAGATGCCAGAGTTTGTTAAACATAAAACAGTGAAGAAAAAAGAAAATAAAAAAGAAATGAGTGAGATGGATGACGAATACCACACAAAATTCAGAGCTTCAAAAACACAAAGCTCTGTACAAAAAAACGATTAAGATATTTGGTCCTCCTGGTACAGGGAAGACACATACCTTAGTTGAAAGAGTTTTAAAAGGACACATAGCTAGAGGTGTTAAGCCCATTGACATGGCTTTTATATCTTTTACCAATAAAGCTGTTAACACGGCTGTCGATAGAACTATTAAAGCTTTTCCACAATATGATTCTGATGACTTTGCTAGATTTAAAACATTACATAAATTTTGTAGACGTTACTTTGAGGAAGAAGTTTTTGATCCCAAAGCTTGTATGTTAGATTATGCTCTTCAAGCCAAGATTATTAAAACTTCAGATCAAAGATTATCTGATGATAACTTTACTTATAAAGATTGGTCTTTAGGTGTTTATGATAAATCAAGAAACATGATGCAAGATCCAATTATTACATACAAAAGAGAACAGTATAAGTTAGACAGCTTAGATATTTATTTAAGAAAGATTGATACTTATAAGCATTATAAAAAAGATAGTTTTATAGATTTTACTGACATGATTGAAAGAACAATAGACGAGGTAGACTTTCCCGAACTACAAGTATTAATACTAGATGAAGCTCAAGATTTTACACCTTTGCAATGGAGTGTTTTATATAAATTAGCTCAAAAATCAAAAAGAGTTTATCTTGCTGGTGATGATGACCAAGGTATATATAAATTTAATGGAAGTGACCCTAAGTATTTTACAAAGTATTTTCCAGGCCGTAAGGTTATACTGAGAAAAACAAGAAGGTTTGGTGAAGCTATACATCACTTTAGTCAAGTGATTAGAAGAGGAATAGTAGATAGTATAGAAAAAGATTATCATCACTTAGAGAAAGATGGTTATGTAAAAAGATATTTAAATTTTGCAGAAATACCCATAGCAGAGTTACCTGGAACTTGGTACATATTGGGTAGGGTCAATACCACTGTTAATGAACTAAGAGGTTCTGCAAAAGACGCTGGCTTGTACTATTCAGATAATAAAGGTAATAAATCATTTGATACGAGACAATGGCAAGCTATTAAATCTTGGACAAGAATAGCAAAAGGTGAAGCTATTACTAAAAAAGAAGCAGAAAATATGATGAAGTATATAAGAGAGATTAAAGATTATAGTTTTAGGCGTTCTGGTTTTTGGATAGATTTACCAGATACACAGACTTATGACTTTGATGGTTTATGTGATTGGTGTGGTTTAAACTTGAGTGATCAAGCTGCAACAAAACCTTGGTGGGAAATACTATTACGTAACTTTACACCTAGTCAAACAGAATACTTTTTACGTTTATTACAAAGATATGGTCAGAAGACTTTAAACAATGAACCTAAGATAATTATAGATACGATACATAGTGTCAAGGGTGGTGAGGCTAATAATGTCTTATTGTTTTCTAAAACAAATTGGCCTGCCTCATATACAAATAAGAAAAATGCAAGTGACAAGAGTGATGAGAAAAGAGTTTATTATACAGGAGCCACGAGAGCCAGAGACACGTTACATATTTTATCTAGTAATTACAGATACAATTATCCAATTGGTCAAGATTATTTAATTTATTTACAGGAGAGAAAATAATGGAATTTATTATAGCGTATACAATTATATATACTTTTATAGGTTTACAAAATGCTGGAGTTTTTTAATGAGTAAATTTGTTATAAATTATAAAATGGAATTTGAAAAAAGACCATCTAAAGCAGAAGTAGAAAATAGGTTATGGGATTTAATAGCTAAAGGTTTTACTTTACGATCTGTTGAAGATGAGGATTATTATGTTACTAAAAAAGAATTAAAGGAGAAAAAAAATGTCAAGTAAGGTGTGGGATAAAGGTAGTGATCATTATAGAGATTTTAAAATACAGCCCTCTAAATTTGTTAATGATAATGAACTTTTGTTTGCAGAAGGTAACGTTATAAAGTATATTTGTAGGCATAAACTAAAGGGTAAGAAGGAAGATATTAAAAAAGCTATACACTATTGCGAAATGATAATAGAACGTGATTATGAGTAATTTTCAAGGTACAATCATAAGCAAAAATATTTTACTGGCTCTCAGTGGTCATTTAAATAGGTTTTTATCTCAAAGCCTTACTCACAGGGGGTTTTATGAGTAGTTTACAGTTAGTCTTTAATCTAAAGAAGAATATTTGGTCCGCACCAGTGGATTATAAGGATTTATCCGAAGCTAAAGAGATAGCAATAGATTTAGAAACTAGGGATGAGGGAATTAACGAAAACCTTGGGGCTGGTTGGGCTATGGGTAAAGGTAAAATAGTTGGCTTTGCAGTAGCTACCGAAGGTTGGGAAGCATATTATCCTATGGAGCACCTTGGGGGTGGTAATTTAATTAAAGAACAAGTGTTACAGTATATGCAAGATGTATGTGCTTTACCTTGTCGTAAGGTATTCCATAATGCACAATATGATGTAGGATGGTTGAAGGCGTATGGTATTGACGTTCGTGGGGAAATTGTCGATACCATGATCGCTGGAGCATTGATAGATGAAAACAGATACACTTATAGATTAAACGCTTTAGCCAAAGATTATCTTGGTGAGATAAAAGCTGAAACAGATTTAAAAGAAGCAGCTAAAATGTTTGGTGTAGACCCGAAGGCTGAGATGTGGAAGTTGCCAGCTGAGCACGTTGGTTATTATGCGGAACAAGATGCACGGCTCACGTATCTTTTATGGCAGCAGTTTAAACACATTTTACAAAAAGAAAGTTTAGAAACAGTTTGGGAACTTGAAAGAGATTTACTTCCTTCCTTATTAGAAATGCGTTGGAAGGGTGTACGTGTAGATGTAGAAGGAGCTCATGCTTTACGAAAACACTTTGTCAATAAGGAAAAAACTTTATTATTTAAAATGAATAAATTAGTTGGAAAAGATATTGACATATGGGCAGCTCGTCAGATTGCTTGGGCTTATGATAAATTAAATGTGGATTATCCTAGAACAGAAAAATCAAAAGAGCCTAGCTTTACACAAGGTTGGTTAATGAATGATACTAATGAATTTAGTAAATTAATTGTACAGGCTAGAGAAGTTAATAAGTTTCATAATACTTTTATATCTAGTATTTTAAAGTACGAACATAAAGGTAGGATACATGGAGAAATAAATCAATTGAGATCAGATAATGGAGGAACTGTATCTGGCAGATTATCTATGTCTAATCCAAATTTACAACAACTACCAGCTAGAAGTAAAGAATTTGGTCCTATGATAAGAGGTTTATTTTTACCAGAAGAAGGAGCGAGATGGGGAAGTTTTGATTACTCTCAGCAAGAACCACGGCTCGTGGTACATTATGCTAGTAGTATCGGGGCTGGTTATGAAGGTAGCCAAGAGTTAGTTGAAGCCTATGCAAATGCAGATGCAGACTTTCATCAAACTGTAGCAGACATTTGTGGTATAGCACGTAAGCAAGCTAAGACTATTGGACTAGGTTTAATGTATGGTATGGGTAAGCATAAATTATCTAGTATGTTGGGATTAGATTATGAAGAAGCTAATGCTTTGATTGCTAAGTATAATAGTAAAGTACCTTTTGTAAAACAATTGTCTGATAGATGTATGCGTAAAGCAAATGAAACTGGTGTCATAAGAACAAAGAAAGGTCGTAAGTGTAGATTTAATATGTGGGAGCCAAAAGATTTTGGTGTGTACACGCCAGAGAAGTTTGAAAATGCTGTAGCTAAATATGGTAGAAATAATATTAAGCGTTGTTATACATATAAGGCTTTAAATAGATTGATACAAGGTTCTGCAGCAGATCAAACAAAAGCAGCTGTTGTAGCTTGTAAAGATAAATTAAATAAATTACCTATTTTACAGATACATGATGAACTTTGTTTTAATGTTTATGAAGAAAAAGAAATTGAGGAAATAAAGGCTGTCATGGAAAATTGTATGGATCTTAATGTTCCGAGTGTAGTAGACGTTGCCCTTGGTAAAACTTTTGGGGAAGCTACTTAATATAATTATGGTAGCGTTTTTTNACTTGCTCCTGGTCATGTACAATAATCTTTTTCTTTAAATTAGAAATAGCTTTATCTAAATAAACCATTTCATTAGTGTAAACACCATTTTTTTCGTACATGTTAGTCCACAAATGCTCCAACTCTACCTTTGCTTTTAATAATTCAGTCATAACACCTCTTACCTATAAATTAGGTTATTTAACCCTATATGTCAATATACCCTTGCAATCTCCGATAAAATAACATATATTATAAATAGTGGGCGACACTCCAATGTACTTATTCACAGTTGCCCACATAACAAGGAAAA